TTACAAGAAATTGTGTCCACAGGAAGCCCGTGGTGAGCATATCTCCAAATGGTCTATGCAGTTGGTCTCGTCAGGCTAATAATTAACTAGCAGCTCTCTTAGCAGCTTCAGCGGCCTTTCCGCGTTTTAACTGTCGAATGCCATAGTTTTCTGATGCATTTCGTAGATTTATGATTTTTCTCTCCATTTTAGAGAAAGTATTCCAATCTCGAACTTCAGTTGCGGTACGTCCACAACCTTTACATCGATCATCACCCCATTGAGTGCAACTACATATTCCAACACACGGACAATCCGCAACGCTTGTGCAACGTCCTAGTGTTTTAGAATGTTGAGTAAACAATCCTACCTCGTTCATCTATTCCTCCTGTGACTTTACAAGTTTATCTAAGTACCACTGAGCTTTTTTTAAGTCCTCAAGTTTTCCTTTGTACTCGTATCTCCACAAATATTTCATAACATTGCCTTTACAGTAACCAGCAAAAGCTTCTTTGCTCATGCTTGCTTCTATTCCTTCAATGCACTCTATTCCGCCTTGATTGTAATGAGGCGGTTTATTTACCATATCCATATTTGAACTCCAATACATTTTATTAATTCTCCGTATTTAAACATATGTTGCTTATTTTATCGATATATGCTTCAAAAGTCACGGCACACCTTAAAAAGCAGTCTAAATAAAAAAACTCTGTTTCTGGGTTACTTGTTATACAAACACCGTCAGGAGATCCCAGGACTATGTACGCAGGAAGATTATCGTCATGCGCTCGTCGTATCCAGATTCGTTGTTGTTGTGAAAGGTTGACTGGTACTTTTGACGTACCACGGTCAGGAAGCTCTTGTACGTATTTGTACTCTATAAAACAAAAGCCAGCTGGGCCAGAATAGAACGCATCAGGTACGCCCCCATGGTAGGGGTCATTGATTTTCCACTTGTAAACTTCTTTTGGTAGTTTCTTGTGGACTTTGTTGATGAAATCCTTTTCCTTCATTAATTAATTAGTATACACGATGCGACAACTAGTGTCGCACCATGTACGCACGGCAATTACTTAATGCTTTCGAATACCTTCTTAGCGTCGTTGTAATCATCTTCAGTCGACCAACCTACATTTTCTACTTGTATATTGTAGAACTTTTGGCCAGCTCGATTCTGAGTTTGTAGAGAAGCCATTTTCCATAAAGATGAAAAACGATCTCCACTTAAACCCGCAATCTGACTGTTCCACTCTCTCGACACTCGTAGCTTAGAAGATGCACAGTCAAACAAGAACGGTATTTCTAACGCTCCAGTTTTTGCATTCTTTCTAATTAACAAATGTGAATGAGTTTCAGTGATGTCATAATCATCTGGGTTCATTCCTTGAGTCACAAGGGATTCAATAGCTTCTTCTTTGGTTGCAAAGGTTCCTGCTAATCCGCCTCCTTTCTCACGTTTTTTCCAAGCTACAAACTCTTCGACAAAGCGTACGTTCATCACGTAGATCTCCTGGCCGTAGTTTTCCCTTGTTATAGTGTTAATGAAATCACCGGGCTTAGCGCCTGTAATACATTCACTATGGTTCTCATCAACTTCATTGCTAAGCTGCTGAAGTTGTTTTACCCTAGGGGTTTGTAAATGGGCCGCGGTAATGTTTTCATTACCCAGTCCGCTTCCTTTTGTTGCATGCGCAGGAACTTTATCGCTTACTAGTGCTATATCACTCATCGTTATTTCTCCGTTTTTCGTTGATATTATTATTTCGACCTGAAGTTCATTCGGGTCAGTTCAGTTGCTTCTACGCCTGGAACATCCTGTCCCATTTGTATTAGCTCCCTAAAGGCCACTGCCGACATGCGTTTTTGCATCAACTCGAACTGCCCCGTGGCAATTACATGTTGATGTACCGCATCCCAGTCGCGAACTGTCGGGACTATTTCCTGTTTAATGGAAACAGTACACGCATCATTACCAACCCGATCAATTCCTTGATCTTTAAGGCTAATAATAATCTGTGTTTCTAGATCATCCTTTTTTGCTTTAAGGATTTTCTCTTGTTCAGTTAAAGTGACAATTTCTTGTCGTGTGTTGGCTAAATCATTTAGCAGTTCATCCATATTCATTAGTGAATTATCTCCGTATCTGAGGCAGGTTTTGCAAGGTATACCTCATCAGTTAGTGTTAAAGCTTCCTTGCTAGCTTCTAAAATTAATTCGTTTAAAGTATCAGGTAAATCTTCTTCTTTAGTTCGTTGATGAATCAACTCGCTCATAGCAAAAATTAAAGCTGTTGCAACAGCCTGAACAGGACGTTTCTGTAGTTCATCTAAAGTGTCTCGCATGTGTTCATTCATAAATTCTAATAGAGCGTAGTCTTTTTTATCTGGCATTATTAATCTCCGTTAAGATGTGTAGTAGATTTTCCATCTTACCAAGTTTTGTATTTAGTTTGGTGTACACGTCTTCTTCCCAGGTTTTATGTGCTGCAATAAGAATAGTTTCTGTTTTTTCTTTTTGTCCAGATCTATGTATGCGTTTATTAAACTGTTGAAAGTGTTCTGCGTTGTATGTAGGTGAACACCAAATAGCAGCTGTAGCTTTTGTAAGCGTAAGACCATGGCCTGCAGATTGTGGATGACAAAACAATACTTGTATTTGGCCTGCTTGAAAACGCTCTACAATATCACTACGTTTGTGTGCAGGTACTGATCCATCTATAAGATCGTAAGTAATGTTTTGTTTTTCTGCTAGTGCTATTAATGCATCGCGTTCGTGTTTCCAATTAAACGCTACAATTGAATGGGCCCTAGTAGATACTAGTTGCATAACAATGTCATAGCGTTCTTGATGTAGATACTGAACGTTGCCATCTTCATCATAGACACCACCTGAAACTAATTGTAATAACTTTTTAACTCGGGCCCCTGCATGTACAGCGTTAATGGTTCCTGACTTAGTGTATAAAACTGATTCTTTAACAAAGAGATCGTACATAGTTTGTACGCCTGTGGATAACTTTGTACGTACAGTGCGAACTATGTTTTCTGGTAGATCAATACAATCTTCAAGAGCGTATCGTATAGTTATGTCACTAAGCTTTTCAGCTACAGCTTCTTCTATACCAGGTTTGTCAACCCATTCGTTGGCAAAGCCATTAAAACGTGGTGTACATACTTGGTTTCTGAAAGCCCAATAGCGTTCTCCTAGACGTTCTCCGTCATCTACGAGAAGCGCTGGGTGCCATAAATCTAGAATAGTATTACTGTTAGGAGTACCAGACATGGCAATCCTATTAGTAAAACGTGAGATAAGTTTTCTAATATTTTTACTGCGCTGTGCTTGTTGGTTTTTAAAAGCAGTAAACTCATCAATAACGATTGTAGAAAACCCGTCAAGGTAATGTGGATTTTTACATAGGAAATTGACAGCTTCGAAATTAGTAATGACCATTTCGAAGGAATCATCTTCAAATATTTTTTTACGGTTTTTAGCATATGCTACTCCAAATTTAATGTCAGGTTGAAACTTGTATATATCTTCTGCCCATGCTGCTTCTAGTATAGAAAGAGGAGCTAAGACAAGCGTTTTGCCTGAGAAGTTAATGTGTGCATCCAATACAGCGCGTGTTTTACCTGTGCCAGGATCAGATGTAATAAGACATCTAGGCTGAGATAAGATAAATTTGGTGGTGGCAGATTGATGCTCATAGGGGGGTGGGGTTTCTCGTTCGTTGTTCATGTTCGTTCCTCGTTGATAACATCCGGTGTTAGTTGGATGGATGTTATGAATTTATTATACTACTTTATTGCCCATTCGCAATAGGGATCTTCTCCTTTACCAAATGAACACCATCTACAGCTATTAGTAGAAGGGTTCGGTGGAAATTTAGTAGCTGTTGTCATGTTAATTGCTCGCTCCTGTAGTTTAGGAAGGAACATCATGGCTTGATCTCGTGTGTATGTTTTTTCCATGGTTGTTCCATGATCTAAATACCACAGTTCTGTTCTTGCAATTTCTAAATCTGGGTATCTTAAAAAGCTACCTATTGCGTAAGTAAGAGCTTGCTGGGAATGTGCTATTTCATTCCCATATTGTTTACCTGTTTTATAATCTATAACGCGTGCTGAGGTTTCTGATTCTTCTACGTATGCATCTAATTTGATACGCGCCCAAACACCAGGTTCCATCCAACCGCATGGCTCCCAATCAATAGTGAATCCCCACTCGCCTTCTAGTTCTACAGTAGCGTTTATAAAACCTTCTCTCATATCTTTGAACTTAGTCTCAAACTTTTTAAGAGTGTCTGGCATTTCTGCTATGTTTCCACGTACGTAGTCTTCAGCCTGCGTATGTATGTCCGTACCACGTGCAGCGGCCGGTCCGTAGTCTTCTTGTACTTTTTTAACCTTACCAATGTAAGATCTGTATGCGCAGGTTTCGTATGTTTTTAAAGCGGAGTAAGACCAGGCTGGAATTAAACCTAGTTCTTTTGGAGATTCGGCCTCTAATACATTTATTAGATCTGGCCGCTTGTCTTGTACAAGCTTGGTCATATTAGTGTTAGCTTTCCTAGCTATTTTCCTTCAGTAATAAGTTATCTCTTTCTGCAAAGTGTTCTTTAATAAGAGACTTACGTATATTGTCGTCTAATTTCCAAGTTAATACAACTCCGCGTGGTATAGAAGCGTTCTTATCTGCGCTTACTCTTTTCCTAGCAGTTTTAATATTTAGTCTTGACATGGCTTTAGTGAAGTCTCGTGTAGATAATTTGTTACGAGTGTCAGTTAAAACGTCATACACTAATTTAAATTGAGACATCGGTATTATTATTTCAGTACCTACTTCAGCTAGCCAATGTTTAAGATATCTTTGTGATGTACTAATTCCTCCAGCATCAAAGGTATTTGTAAGTGGGATATCTAATATCTCAGTAAAGTATTCTAAGTTACGCTGTCTGATAGCTGCTGCAAATTCTTCTAACACAGACATAGATATGTTTTTCATTTGTATCTTAGCTTCGTTTTCTAAAGCTGTGTGTGCCATACGTTGGTCTACCTGAAACTTATGTAATACACCTGCAAATATATATAGTTCTTTTTCTATGTCGTCTATGTTACTTACAAGATCTATATGAACAACGTCTAGTTTTTTCTCTTGTCTAGGCGCTACGTTATAACGTCTATCTCCTTCTTCTATTTTGACTGCGTCTGCTCTGTTAGTTAAGAAAATAAAGTTACAAAAACTTGGCAGCTCAATTTGATTTGAACGCATTGCTCGTATAGTTAGATTAGGTTCTGTTATCTGATGTTTTAATTTATCAGCCATTTTACCAATGCTACCTGCATCTCCCATTCTAAATTCATCTACTGCAAGAAAGAGTGCAGTTCGTAAGTACAAGTTGAATTGTTCTTCAATGTTTTCTAGGGCCCGCATAGGTACTTGTTGTTCTCCAAACAAAGGCTTTAATACTTTGTGTATTAACAAACCTTTACCAGTACCAGGTACGCCTGTAAAAATCCAAGCGGTCATTGCTTTTTGTTTGTTCTGGTATATGTATGCAATCCAATTTACAAAGTGTTCAAACTCTGTTTTACCATCACCTAGTACATGTGATATTAAAGTAGCAATGCGAGGAGTTATTGTGTGCAGCTTGTCAGCTGTACCGTACGTTAACTCCGATACATGTTCTTCCTGGTTTAACATGTACTTAGTTTTTCTATACAAGTTTACATAATAAGGAGCTTCGTCTAACTGAATGCCTTTATCATTAGTTGGATCAAATACGACCCTAGCATCAGGAACGTAATCCAAGGAAGGGCGATTATGAGTGCGCATAAAGTCATCAATTGCTTGCTTATTGGTGGGCGTGAGGGGATAACTGTCGGTAAATTGTTCAATTGATTCATCATATACTCCATTAAAATATGTATCAGTGTAAAAGTCTCGCAAAGCGACTGGCCTTAGTTTTTTGTCTTGATCTATTTTGTCTGCAAATATTTCAAAGATGTTGCGGTAGAAATCAGGATCTGCTTTTTGTATTTCCCAAACAGGTTCTCCTTTAAAGTTGTACATGTAATGTGGGTTAGTTAAAACAAAGTAGTATCCATTGCTGTCTCCTCCATTTACATTACAGTTAACGTAAGGTTCATTGACTCTTGATACTTCTATTGTCATCTTGTCAGGGTTTTGTAAGACTTCTTGAGATTCTCCTCCGATGCTTACAGTGCTGAGCTTGCTAGATTTTTTAGGTAAGTTAAGTTTTTTACGCAGGTTATCTTTAACCTGGACGCCTAAGTTATGTACGCGTTCTGGATTAACATGAATCAGTAACGGTCTAGGGTCTAAGGTTGGCGAACCACGCTCGATTATTACAAACCTATCTCCTGAAATAGGATCTTGTATGTTGTCTTTAAAAGTAGGTGGTGCTATATAAATAATCTTTGAGTTCTCTGCAACACTAGGGTCAAGTTTGTAACACAAGCTTTGACCATTAGCAGATAAAGATAGCTGAGATGACAAGATGTCTGTCTCGTAATTTAATAATTTAAACCATTCTTTTAATATTTTTGGTTGAGTTGGTTGTTCTAATAAGAAAAACAAATGCAAAGATATTTTATCTTTCTTTAAACCAAGAGATGCACTGGCTTGGGCTATGTAACTAATGTCTTGAAAACATTCAGGCAACTGCGCAATTATTTTTTCGGATATAGTGCGTACATCAGGGGACTGACTTGTTGGCATTTGTATGCCGTCAATGTCTAAGATTAATAACTCTGTTGATGCTACACGGTCCGCCATCATGGCTCGTGATTCGTTTATAAGTGGGCGTTTTAACAAACCTTTGTGCAGACATGCTCCTGATGCTGCTTGTGTTTGTAAGTGTTTTAATAAATCGTGTAAACCTTTTTTAGATTTAGATATCTGAATGTGTTCAGATGTAAAATTCTTAGTTAAAGGATAAGGTGTAGTACCTTTGTTCGAGATCTCTTTAGCAAGGCGTTGCTTTGCTTTTAAGAAAACTAATTCCATATTGTTCTCCTGTTAATTGTTAGCGGCTTTGGCTTCGTATATTTCCTGTCTGTCTATTTTTACTGACGCGTCTGCTTGAAACGCTAACTTAACTTGTTTAGGGCCAAGTGACGTAACCGTAATTGTACAAAGCTCTTCACCGTCCTGGTGCAAAACTATTGAATCATGTTTGCGTCTTGTTAGTACTAGATTGCTCATTTGTCATATCGTTGGCTATAGCCTCCTTCAGCATCTAATGGTAAATCAGAACACCAAGAAGGGGGTGTTTTCATTATAGCTAGTATTTTGTCTAGTGTCTCGTCTGCACCTACATTAGATGCAATAGATATAATTTCGTCATGTACTTGCAACACTACTTGTACTTCAGGTAGCCGTTGTACTTCTAGCATTTGTTCTACAATTACAATACGAGCAAGAGCTTGCACTATGTTTTCTGTAAGCCTAGCACCGTACGTTTTTACCATACCTTTACCAGAGTTGTAGACAAAGTTACCGTCGTGATATGTTAGTTCTGGGTATTTAAGAAACATTTCATTAGGTAGTTGTATAGCACCTGCTTTAATAATTAGTGGTCCGTATGGCCTGCCTTCTGAAGATGTGTGGTTCATACTAAACAAAGCGTGTTTGTTTGCGTTCCATAGTTTTGGTATGTTTGGATACATAGCACGATACTGAGCTACAATTGAAATTGCTGTTGACTCACCTAGATCAACAGAAGGTGAACCATTCTTTAAAGTATCTTTAAACTTGTCAGGACCCATGCCGTAACCAAGGCCTAAGATAGCTGTCTTACCCACGTAACGTTCTAGTTTGTTTGCTTTAGTAACTGGGTAACCATATATCTGAGAAGCAAATTCGCTGTACACATCACGGCCTGCTGCAAACGCATCAAGTAAGTCACCTTCTTTAGCTAACCATGCAAGCATGCGGGCTTCGATGTTTGATAAATCTACAACGTACAAGTACTGACCTTCTGGGGCCATAACTGCTTTACGTAACTTAGATCCCCTGGGCAAGTTCTGTAAGTTAATACTTTCTGTACCACCAAAACGACCAGTGTGTGCTGCGTAGTAACGTAACGGTACTGAGAAAGTTCCGTCAGGGTTTGTACTTTCTAAAAACCTTTGAGCACGTGTTTCTTCTATGCGCGATTTAACTGCTTCTCTGCCATCCCAAAGATGTTTGTACTCAGGGTACATGTTCTGCATCTGTATGTAAGCAGAATCTGTTTTACTAAACGCAGGTATTTGCTGGCCTGTTGTAGGGCTTTTCTTTGTAGGTACGTTAATACCAAGTTCTTCAATGTATTGCGCAAACTTTTGTTGAGATGCCATGATCTCGCGTGTTGTACCTGAAGCTTCTATCGCAGTTGCTGTTTGTTCTTTAATAAGTGCTTTGTGTTCAATAAGCATTTCTCTGTCAAGAATAAGTTTAGGTTCTACAAACATACGCACAGTTAGATCTATAATGTCTAGTTCGTCTTGCGGGTAACCTTGTATCATTTTGTGATAAATTTCATAAGTAATGTCTACATCTTGAATGCAATAGCCTCCAATCTGTGCATCAAGTTCTGGATCTAAATCACGTACACCTTTTGCATTTATAAGTTCTTCGCCCTTACGCATTGATGGGTCGTTTGGAAAGCAGCGTATAGCTACGTCTTTTAATCTTGCTGATTGATTTGGATACAAGCCACGGCTTAAGGAAGCTGTGTCGTAATAGAAAGCTGGGTAAACACCCACGTATTGAGTAAGTATGTAAGCATCAAAAAGAGTATTATGACAAACGACGGCAGTGTCTTCCCAAGGTATTTGTAAAAGTGCTTCTTCATATTGATCTTCTCCGAACCATTCTGTTTCTCCGTCGTTCATCTTTAGCCCTACACCCCAGACTTTAAAGTCAGGATGGTTAACGTACTGTACAGTTGTCATCTTACCCAGGGACAGTTGTACGTCGTAATAAGTTTCGAAATCTAAATATAATAAATTCATTAATTCTCCTTTTTTAATTTATCCATTTGAGCAGACCACTCCTCATACTCCCCTTTCTTTGCTCGTTCCCATCCAACCTGTTTACTGTGTACCATATTGTAAGCCACACCTTTAGTGACCAACTTCCATTGTATATAAGGAAGATGCTCAGGCGTGTTGTACCTATAAAGGCAGAGAGGGTTGCGTTTGACGTATACTAATCGGTCCATAATTTACAGTTGACATTCTTCATGAATGCTTTATGTTTTTTAAGTATGACATAATTTTGTGTCATATAACAATAAAGGCAATTATTATGGCAACATTTACAAGTGGTCAAGCTGATAGCAATCAATCTTTTAAACCTTTTCCAAGTGGAATGGTAGCGGTTAGATATGCAAAAATAGACGTTACTGCAGCATGTAACACCAATGATGTGTACCAAATGGTACAAATCTTTGCTGGTGAAACTGTTCACGACGTTAAAGTTAAGTCTTCAGACTTAGATACAGGTACTGAATTAGTACTTGATATCGGTGACGGCGGTGATGTTGACAGATATATTGATGGTTCAACAATCGGACAAGCTGGTGGCGTAGACCACGAAGCTGCTGATTTAGTTCCTCAGTTATATGCTGTTGACGACACTATTGATATCCTTGTTCAAGTAGATCCAGCTGGCGATGTCGCAACTGGTACTCTTGAAATGTGGGTATACGTTTCGTAAGTTTTTAAGCTTATTAAAAGGGGTCTTTATAGGCCCCTTTTTTGTTATACAAATTTCTTTGCTATAGAATCTAGCTTGCGCATGCTGTCTCTAATACCATGATGGTTGACAAAATCTATCCAAAGAGTTTCCCAACCTGCAGCATTTAAAGTTGTAGACTTTACATCTTCTATAGACATGCCGTGTTTCTTAGCCGTAGCATAAGCTCCGTTAGCTAAACAATCGTCATGTATATCTTGTGCCCATCTTTTCATAGCGCCCATAGTTACTCCCTAACTTAGTAGTTTACTTGTTAATACAGCACTGTTCATTTGCTCTTTAACTTCGTCTGGAAGTAAAGTTTCTGCATTGAACTTAGGTGCCAACGGTCCAGCACCTCTTGGTTTAGCTGCTTCAAACTGCTTGTTAAGAACGTCTTGAGGTACACAGTCCTTACCAGCAGGCCATGCATCTAAGAATCTTTTAAGTGTTGTACATTCTGCAAGAAGATTCTTCATAGTCTCTATAGATTTATCTATTTTGAGTGTACCTTCTGCATAAGTTGATATTGCAGTTAAAGTTTCTTCTTTAGATATTATAAAAGGATACTTTAGTTCTAACTGGTCTCCATCAGCAGCCCATACTTGAGATATGTCATGATTAACAGTCATCATTACAGGTGTGCTTAATTCAAGTTTTAATGAAACATCACCTTCTTGAAATGAATTAGAAGGTGGATACGTTTTTTCTTGATACCTACTGTAATAACTATTATGCCAGTTGTCAGTACTAGTATCTAGAAACGTACAGTCGTCATAGTCAGGTCTAGCAGGATTAAGTATAAAAGCTACTTCACTCTTGCTATTAAAGTGAAGAGAATTGTCGTAACTTCTACTACGTGCAGTACGTTCTTCGTATATTTCGCCAGGATTTTGGTGTTCCCATACATCTTTAGCTAATTGAACATCTCTTTCAATTAACTCGAGTTCTATGTCTGAAATAGAAGAGTTAATTAAATTCTGAACAAAAGGTTGTAACTCACTGCTATTTGAATAAGCAGTTCGTATTTGTTCTTCAAATTTACTTTGTATTTTATTGCGCAAAGAGTCGCTCATTCTTACACTAGGCATATTATTTTCTCCAGGTTGGTTGTATTTCTTCCCACTTGATTGTGGGAGTGTTAATTACAAATTTGTTAAAAATCTTTTTAGGTTGTTTTTTAACAGTTAATTTTTCATGCACCATAGTCTTTTTAAGAATAAAAAGAATTATAGATGCGGTTAAGCCACCTACCATAGCTGCAGTCATGCCACTGTAAGTGCCATAAAAACAAACCATTAAAGTAACTGTTATAACGACATCTATAGCGATGTCGTTACCAATTGTTTTACGTCCGCCTGCTTTAAGCGCTAGCAAAAGCAGTCCGAGCGCGCTGATTATACCGATCAATAACATTTTCTTTATCCCTCCACATTAGGTATGCCATATAGGCAAATTGAATTAATTCTATTAGTATCCACAATGCTGTGGTTACAGTTGTTATTACGGTACTAGACATCTAGCAACCTCCATATTAAAAATATAACTGCACCCAGTGAAACTGAGATTGCAACTAACATTAGAAAATGATGCATAGATGTTGCAACAGCTAGTAAGCCAAGCAACACTGCACCGCCAGTTAAAACAGACACACTAAAATCTTTTAGATGCTGTTTAAATTTCGATGATTTCTCCATAAGGGACCTCTCCTTTATCAGTTGTTATCCACAGAACCGGATAACTTGGTTGTTCTCCAAAGTCGTCAGAGCCTAAGTCTGTTAAGTAGACTAACGCACTAACATTTGGATAATGTTTATTGATGTATTCAATACCTGGGGAAAAACAAGTACCACCCCTACCAGTCATTGACATTTTTATAGGAAGCGACTCGCGTGTGTACTCAGTGTAATTTTGTACTTCAGTATCAACTTCTACAAAATGCACTTTGTTAGGGTTAACATCTAAGATAATAGAAGATATTTCTGCAAGATCTTGGTTAAGCTCTTCGTCAGTTCTAGAACCAGAAGTATCTGATACAACAGCAATTTCTTCTATAACTGGGTTGTACATAGAAGGTAGATACAAGCCGTCAGCTATGAATCTACGATTTGGTTTTTGCCAACTAAAGTCACTAGAGTTATTAGTACGCAAGAACCTAGCAAGTACATGTTTCCAACATACTTTTGGATCATTAAGATCGCCAAGTACACTTTCTAAACCGCCAGGTAACTTACCAGCTTGACGCGCAGCTTCTGCGGCTTGATTGATTGCAACAGTTAAGTTGGCTTCTACAGAGCCAGGCAGTTCGCCGTTGGGTAAAGTTTCTGGGTGATCTAGTACACCACCGCAAGCACCGAAGTCGGCAGGTAAACTTTCCCAGCCGTCAGGTGGTGCAGGAAGTAAGTTGTATATCTCTTCGGCAGACATATCGTTGTACTGATCGTCAAGCAATGCGCCTTTGGGCAATATAAAATTACTTTGTTTGAGTAAGTAATTTTCTGCGTAGTCACATGCAACGTTCCACTTCTGCGGTTGACGTTCTTGTCGACGGCCGATGTGCATAAGCACAACATGCATAACTTCGTGTGCAAGAAAACCAATACGCTCTAACGGTTGTAGCTTTTCAAACCACACAGGATTGTATAGTAAGTGCACGCCATCAGTAGCACCTGTTTCTATAGTCTCATCTTCAACAGGTTT